ACCCACTAATACTGCAGGTTCTTTTAGACTTTCAGCAGGCTCTTCTATCGTAGGAGCTATTAGAGCTAGACAAGAAACGTTAATATGGACGGACACTTCGCTATACTCAATGGTTTTTGTTGGCCAGCCTTTTACTTTTTCAATTAACTTAGTTAATGAAGGTGTTGGGTTAGTTGGACCTAATGCGGTAATTAACACACCGGGTGGTGTGTTTTGGATGGATAAAAAAGGTTTTTATTCGTACACAGGGGAAATTAAACAAATACCGTGTAGTGTATCTAATTATGTTTTTAGTGATATAAATCAAACACAAAGTTATCAAATATTTGCTTTTGTAAATAAAGCTTTTGATGAAGTAGGTTGGTTTTATTGTTCTTTAGAAGCAACTGTTATAGACAAATACGTTACATATAATTATGTAGAAAATATTTGGATGATTGGAGAACTTTCTAGAACCTGTTGGTTAGATCAGGGCGTATTTCCTAACCCTAAAGCTACTACAACAGATACATCTTATGTAGGTGTTTTATATAATCATGAGGTTGGCGTTGATAATGACGAGTCAGCTATGACTAATGTTTTTGTAGAGTCTAGTGATTTTGATTTAGGAGAAGGAGACGATTTTCAATCAATCAGTAGAATAATACCGGATATAAAATTTACTGGAAATGCAGATACGGGGGCTAACGGTCAAACGCTAGATTTTGTTTTAAAAAGAAGGAATTTTCCAGGAGAAGAATTAACAACAGCGGTTACTAGTTCATGTACTTCAGTCACTACTAAAATAGATACAAGAGTTAGAGGGCGTCAGGCTGTTTTAAGAATACAATCTAACGATACTAACACCGCTGTTGTAGGGACAAGTTTTAGAATAGGAGCTACCCGTATAAATATAACTCCGGATGGCAAACGATAGTGGCTCGGTTATTAGAAACAAAACTTCCCGTAGCTATAGGGCCGATTAACTCAGAGGTATTTAATCGTTTAGTTCGAGTACTAGAACTTAGCTTAAATAGAGTTGATGTAGGTGCTACTGTTTCTGTTAATGAAACAGAAAAAGACGTAAATCAGTTTGCTGATGGAAGTATTGTTTGGAACCGTGGCACAGACCAGTTACAACTGTGGATTGGAAAAAAATGGGTAGACCTCTACAAAGGGTCTGAAGACGGTTTAGAAGGGGTTTCTCAGTTAGGAACAGTAAGTGTTTCGACAGGAGGAGCAACAACGATAACAATAGGAACAGTAGCCACAGGTTACGGAACCGAACAGTGGTACACATAAAAAAGAATTATTATGAATATAGATAAACTAAGAAAAGAGTTAACTTTTGATGAAGGCTGTGTAGATAAAATATATCTAGATCATTTAGGGTATCCTACTTTTGGAATAGGGCATCTAGTTCTTGAAACTGATGCTGAATACAATAAAGACGTAGGAACTCCTGTTTCTGAAGAACGTATTAAAGAATGTTTTGAAAAAGATATAGAAAATGTATTTAATGATTTAAATAGAAGTATACCTTGGTGGAAAGATTTACCGGAAGACCTAACACTAGTTATAGCAAATATGTCTTTTAATCTAGGTATTCCTCGGTTGTTAAAATTTAAAAAGTTTTTAACCGCACTAGAGGCTAAAAACTGGGACAACGCTGCAGTAGAGATGATGGATAGTCGTTGGGCAAAACAGGTTGGTCCACGAGCAGTTAGACTAAAAGATAGAGTTTTAAAAGGATAACCTATGAAAGGCGTTAACCACTATAGAAAAGACGGTACGGTACATAAAGGCAACAGTCATAAAATGTCTGACGGTACTTTACATACGAATAAGTCTCACACTAAAACTAGTGTAAAACTTTTTCATTTTAAGGAACTATCTAATACCGCTCAGAAAAAAGCAAGGAAGAAGTCGTAATGAAAAGAGGACTGTATGCAAACATAAACGCTCGGAAAAGGAAAGGGACTAGCCGACCTAAAAGTAAATCGACTATCTCTTCTAAAGCCTACAGTAATATGAAAGCAGGCTTTCCAAAAAAGAAAAAGAAAAAATAATGGCTAAAAAAGAAAATCCCATAAGGCGTACTACAGGTAAAGGTGGAAACTATCGAAAGACCAAAGCAGGCGCAGGGATGACTAAAAAAGGCGTAGCTGCTCACCGTAGAGCTAACCCCGGTTCTAAACTAAAAACAGCGGTTACGGGTAAGGTTAAAAAAGGCAGTGCCGCCGCCAAAAGACGAAAGTCTTATTGTGCTAGAAGTGCAGGCCAAATGAAGAAATTTCCTGCCGCCGCAAAAGACCCCAACAGTCGTTTGCGTCAAGCTAGAAAAAGGTGGAAGTGCTAATGTATGAATACAGTTGTACAGTTGATAGAGTAGTTGATGGCGATACTATTGATGTCGTTTTAGACCTTGGTTTTGATATTATGTTTAAGTCTCGTGTTCGTTTATATGGTATTGATACTCCTGAATCACGTACTCGTAACAAAGACGAGAAAATTAGAGGAAAAATGGCAGGAGCTTTTTTAAAAGACGCTGTAGATAACGGTACTAAAGTTGTCATAGAAACTAAATTAAAAGATTCTAGGGGAAAATACGGCAGAGTTTTAGGCAACGTTGTTGTTGATGGATTAAATATAAACGAAGCTATGATAGAAAATTTTTTAGCGGTAGCTTACTTTGGTCAAAGTAAAGACGACATAGAAGAAGAACATTTAGTTAATCGACAAAAACTAATAGATTTAGGTTTATTCGTTCCAAAGGAATAAGATGAACGACCCGATTAAGAAAAAATTAGAACTAGACATAGAAGTAACTCCAACTAGTTTATCGTCTAATCCCTATATGAAATGGATACATATTGCTAAAACAATAGATGCTTATCGAATTTTTCCGAGAGCATTTGTTAGTGTTTATATCGTTCTTTTATATAAAGTAGTAACTTGGTTTATGACTTTGGAAGAACCTAACCTTGAGCAAGCGGGATTAGTAAGTATTATTGTTGGTGCTATGGCAGCAGTGTTTGGAATCTATGCGGGTACGTCAGGCCAGTCAAAGAAGTTCAAAGGTGAAGACTGATGAATGAAGCCTCTTCACTGATTGGTGAGGTAGGGTTCCCGATTGCAATTGCTCTGATCGCAGGGTTTTTTATATTCCTAACTATAAAGTACATTCTTGAAAGTGTTATTGGGCAAGTAAACGGCATACACGGCATTGTTCAAGCCTTAGATAACAGGGTTAAAACGATGAATCACGACATTATTAGGCTCGATGCTACAATGTGTGCGGTGCTGGGAATTAGACCGGATCTAAATAGGATCGCTAGAGCCGATGGAAAAGAAGATGCTAGGCGTGATTGATGGACGGTATTGCAACAGCGATCAACGAGTACGGGTTTCCAATCGTAGCCACGGTAGGGCTTCTGTACATGATCCACTTTATTTGGAACTTCATCACCAACAATATCAAGGCAAAACTAGCAGAGGCTAATACCACACTGATTGCTTTGATTGATAGGATCAGGATGCTCGATAACGACATTATCAGGCTGCAACAGAAATTAGATACATCGATTGAACTTAGGGAGCAAAAGAATGAAACATTGGCTGATAGCGATTAGTTTATTTGCAGCTCCGGCTCTAGCAACTGATTTCGTCTTCAAATTCAATAGCCCTTCCTTCAATGGTATCGCTCAGTCAGCCCATTATCTGACGATTGATGAGCAAGAGAGGACTCGCAAAGCCGCGATTCTGGAAGAGATTGAATCAAAGGCAAATGATTTGCTTCGTGAGCAGGAGAACACCACGCTTGCTAAGTTTGTTAGAAACCTGGAATCACGCATTTTTTCTCAGCTATCGAGGGATCTAGCAGAATCTTTATTTAACTCTGAGACAGGCGGTACAGGCGGGGTTTTTGATCTTGAAGGCAACTCAATAGCCTTTGTGAATACGGGTACAGAGATAATCCTTACCGTTACTGACACAGATGATTCCATCACTGAAATACGCATACCCATTGGTTCCTTTGGTATTTGCAGTACGGACGAGTGCGCACCTTAGCTTTATGCCTTATGGCGTTACTTGCCGGATGCGCGAGTGTCGATTCGGCTAGGAGATGTGCGCTCATCAGTCAGGATTACATTGATGATCGAGGCATTAAACTTAACGATTGTGCCCGTGGCCCACGGATAGAGCGTCCAACGCTCAGAAACCTTATAAATCTTGCTCCGCCACGGC